GGTCGTCTTTTCCAAGTTTTTTTCCAGCAACACTAAACGGCTGGCAGGGATATCCGCCAGTGATGCAATCCACTTTTCCACGCCAAGGTTTGCCATCGAAGGTTTTAAGATTCGTCCAAATAGGCGCTGCATCCAATCTTTTCTCTTCCATGCGGCGAGCCAAGATTTCGCACGCAAAGGCTTCGATCTCGACATAACAAACTGTTCGAGCAGTTGGCTCTGCGAGCTTAAATCCAAGCTCGATTCCGCCAACTCCTGAGCAGAGGGATAAAATTCTGAAGGGATGTAAATCCACACGTAATTTTTCTTTAAAAAAAGTGCAAAAAAAATGCGCACCTAAATTGCTTCAGGTGCGCACCTTGCGAATGCTGTTGTTTATTGGTTCTAACTTAAAAATGCGCACCAAGTGCGCACCCTTTTAAAAATTCTGTCGGTAGAAAAGGCCTGGGGTCGCGCGTTACCCGCGAAAAAAAGTGCGTCACAGTACCTTTTGATTTAATACCTCGCTCACATTGCCCTTTAGCTGCGCGTCAAAGCTATCTTTAACTGTGTTTGTTGTTATCTCAATCATATCCAATCTCTTGTCGATGTGAGCGCTCTTACGCAAGAAGAAGAGGATTTTAAATTCCTTACCTTTGCGCTGCGCGATGGCTTCTGCGCCTGATTTTGTTTTAATTTTAAACGCGTCTCCCGCGAGGTAAGACGATGGACTGTTTGAATCACTTCTCTTCTTTACTTGACTGATTGCTTGATAAGAGGGGATTGCAAGCCGTCCATCTTTTGCTTGTTTAACACCGCCTGTTTGTTGTAAGGCTGCAAAGGCAGCCATCGTGTAAACCTCGGAGGTTAATTTTGTTTTTGTTGCCGGTTTGATTCGAATTGAACTTTCAAAACCGCCGGACTTTTTTCTGATAAAGAATTTTTCTTTGATGCTTTTTCTAACTTCCTGCTGACTTTGCTGTGCTATTTGTGTCAGCGTCTTTGCAACTGCGAAGGGGATATGTTTTGTTGCAATAGCGGCAAGTTCATCACTTGCCTTGCTCTTAATTTGAAGGCTGATGATTGCCATTTTTTTCAAGTGATTTTCTTAAACACACTTTTCGACTATTGCTAAACATACTCCCCAAAATTGTCTCAATTGTCTAACGCTTTTTTGTCTCATCAAAAACAAACTGGTTCAGTCTAGTTGGGTAGTAATCAGTCGTATAGCACTTTTCCATTTTCGATTCGCAGTTGCTCTTGAAATGCCAAACTCACCACAAACCAATTTCCATGGCGTTCGTGCTGCGCGAAGCCAGATGATCTTACGATCTTCAACTTCTTTCAAAAATAAAATCCACTGACAAACTTTTTCCATTCGTGAAATTGCTTCTGGCGTTGCTGGCCATTTTTTTGGTCTTTGATCCATGCGAATAATTTCAATTTCACTGTAAATGACTTGTGGCCAACTTGTGAAATAATCGCGCAACTTTGTTGATGGTAGTTTTTTGATGGTTCTGATTGCCTCTTCAAAGGCAGCGACAACCAGTTCTTCAGTCCAGATTTTTTCTTTATTTTGCATATTTTTCTCCTTTTTTATTTTTATAAATTTTTTCGCCAATCTGCTTGATCAGCTCTTTCTCAGGCCAGCTCAGTCTTTCATCATCAACTTTGACGACCAAAATTCCGTCATTGTTGAAAGCCTCGCGTTTGATTTTCTCAGCATCAATTTGCTTTGGTTGCATGCGTCCGAGATTGCATTTGAGCGAATTTTTGTCGGTCATAACAAACCTCCGTCAATTTTTTTGATTACCAAATCAAGCAGAGCCAGAGCATCTGCTTCGTTGTCATCGACAGGATTGAAGCCGAGTTTTTTTACCTCGATCATGATTTGCGATTTGCCGGCATTGCCTTTGCTGGTAATGTGCTTTTTGATTGTGCCAACAGGAATGCCGAGATAGGGGATTTTTTCTTCTTCGCACCAGCTTGTCAGGTAAGCTAAGAAGCCGCCGTAAGCGTGAGCTGCATCAACTCCGATATGTCTTCTGACTTCTTCAAAATAAACTCGATCAATGCCGTTTGTTAGTTGATTGATTTCGTCCAGCCATTTTTTAAAGCGAAGATAGCGCATGCCGCCGCCTTCGAATCTGCTTGGTTTGAACTCGATAGTTCCACTGTTGATTTGGTTATTTTCTAGTTTGATTGCCCATCCGGTTTTTGTGCCGAGATCGAGAGCTAAAATTTTTTTGTTGTTCATGTTTCCTCGTTTTGTTTTTAAAAATTCGAGGAGGCAAAATTTGTCACCTCCATAACTACTTGGAGAGTGGTTACACTCTCCATAGTATATGGAGGGGGTGCAGGTTCTAATCTTAAAAAAAAGTGTCGGAGATATGATGGTATTAAGTTTGCAAGGTTGCGGACTTGAAATTTTTTGCGTTCATTTTTAACCAAATTTCCATCTTGTAGCGGAGTATTGCGGAGTAATCTGTCGCAATGCAGAGTATAGCGCTTTGCAATCTTGAGAGATCTTGAGGAATCTTGAGCGATAGTATTGGAGAGTAATTGAGAGTAATACTTCGCATTAAAGGAAAAGGAATCTTGAGAGATCTTGCTCCTTAGTATTTTGATGAAGTGTTTTTTCATGATTGCACCTCATCATCTTGTAATACCCATACCGCAGGATTTTCTACCGGCAGTGCCACGCCAGTTTTTTGACATTTAAAGTGTGTCGGCAGCACTGATTTTTCTACATCATCAATGCCTTTGAAAATCATATTCTGAACACAAAGCGCACCATATTTTGACTTTGTTTTTTCCAGAAAAAATTCAGACCAATTACGATTGAATTTGATGTAACCTTTGGTAGCCAAAACAGATATTCTGTCGCTTATTGTTTTGCTACAGCCAAGACCAGCCTGATTTTCAAACTTCTCAGCAAATTGATTTCCGGTGTATAATTTTCCTTTAAAAGCTTCATCGGCAATAAGTTGTAAAATAACATCACCTTTACGAATCCTTTCTGCATCTAGCTTCTGCCCATAATCTTGCTGAATAAGTCTTTCAGAAAATGAATTTAATTCGATCCATTTTCCATCAACTTTCTCAACGATTTTTTTTGGAATTGATGATCCGTTTCGCAGTTCAAAATAAAGATTAATCTTTGCTTCATGCTCGTTGGGGCGATGCAAAATCAAGCCACTGGTGTAAAAACTTCTTAAACTTCCGGCGCCGGAAAATGCTTGAAATGGATCATCTTCAACATCCTTCTTTTTTATTTTCTTGGTGTGATGACAGAGGATAATTCCAATGTCAGGATTGATCATTGAACGAAGTTTTCCTACGCGATTTTGCAGGAAAAATAGCATGGCGTTGTTATCGTTTTCATTGCCACTTTCAGAGCCACCATCAAAGACATTTCGAATTGGATCAATACATACAATGTCAGGTGGAGAATCATCACCAAAACAATTCTTGATCGTGTTGTAAGCCATCTCAACACCATGATCATTTAAGATCGTTTCAATCTGAGGTGTGGCGCAGAAATTTTTTAATCCGCGCTGCAGAATATCTTTTGGAATCTGCAGTTTTTTGATGCGCTCGCGCAAATAGTGATAACTGATTTCTGATTGCAGATAAAAAACTTTGAGTGGCTTCGGTGGTTTTAATCCTAAAAAACTTTCTCCTGCTGCGATATGAATCAGGAAATTAATTAAAAAATCGCTCTTACCAACTTTCGGCGCACCGCCAATTAACAGCATTCCGCGCGGCGTTAAAAATCTTGGCGAAATTAAATCATCTGGCATCGGGCTGTTATCATTCCACAAATCATCGCCAAGATAGCGTGGAAATCTTTGTTCAAATCCTTTCGCAGTTTCAAAAAGTGAATTGATGTTAAAGCCTTCAGCAACCGCATCAAAAGCATCCCATTTGTGAGGTTTGTGTTTTGGTGGCGTTATCAGTGAAACGAATGAGGCAACTTTAAGCAGGTGTGTGGCAACTTTTTGACCATACTCAATTCCAGCTTCGTCATTGTCTGGCCAGATGATTACTTCTTTGCCAATTAGCGGCGACCAATCAGTTTTATTGATTGGAGCATTTGCACCAAACATTGCGGTTGTCGCGGTCAGACCATAAGCAATTAAACTGTCAGCAGATTTTTCACCTTCGACAAGAATGATTTTTTTTGCCGCAGTGATTCCAGGAATATTGTAAAGTGGCCGTGGATCAGGAGATTTTGCTTTGCGATTTTTTACATCCCAAACTCTAAACTCTTTTCCATCTTCGGTGTCGTAGCGGTAAACACAGGCAATCAGCTTATTGTTTTTGTCAAAATAATCCCACTTGGCAGTTGGTTTTCCAAGATCATCAGTAAAGTTGCGGCGAATATTTTTTTGCTGAATTTCTGAACTCAAAGGGCTTCCAAGCCACTCACTAATCTCGATTAAAAGTTTGTTAAAATCTGACTTGTGATAACCTCTGACCTCTTCCCACAAAGCAAAAATATCACCGCCTTGATTTGTTGCGAAGTCAAACCAGTGACCTTGCTTTTCACCTTGCAGCTGAACGATTAAACTTTTTCCCGCTTCACCTTTGATACTGCCAATATGAAAGCAGTTATTTTTGATATGACCGCTTGGAAGAAGATAAAACAAAACATCTTCAATTCTGCTTAAAAGTGCCTGCCTGATTAGCTCAACATCAACTCTTTCCTTTTCTTTTGGTTGGTTATTGGCATCGTTAAAATCGAGAGTGTGATTCATAATTTTAACCCCCAGCAACGTTGCTGCCACGGACAAAATTTGCACTCAAAATGCGTTGAATCAGTTGCGATTCGCGGAAGTAATTCGTGCGCTTCGGTGGCACATAAAATTTTTACTGCTTTGTCGCTGGTTTTTTGCGCGAGCTCCTGATCAAAGTCGATTAACTCAAAGTGAATCTCAGCGGTGTCTTTGTTTATTGCAGTAAAGAGGGCAGGATTTTTACAAATGCCTTCAATCTGGTTTTCCATGTAAGCCTGATAAATTGCGACTTGCGCCGCATAGATTGGCTTTGAAACAGCGAGACCTTTTTTAACAACATCTTTCCACGATTTATCATTGAGTGATTTGCATTCCCAAAGCATCGGAAATTTAAAATCCAAATCTTCAGGAGCCTCAATGATAACGCCATCAATATGACCTTTAACTTTGCCGCGGGCGACAGCAAATCCAAACTGATTTCCGTTTTGCTTTTGGGTGATTAAGTTAATGCCAGCAAGCCTTAACCACTTGATCATCAATTCTTCAAAGACATGTCCAGCTTGAAAAATTTTTAAAGTTCTGCCGGTGAAATTTTGATCTTCATCTTTTGGCGTGTCAGTATATTCAAACTGCAGAGCGCGGTTGCACGAAACACCAAGA